TATAAAAATTGATCTATCCACGGCGCATCCTTTGGCAGGAAAACTTTTCCCATGCTCATTCGAGCCTGAATGGCCCGGGCGCGAGTCGGCTTGTCATTGGCAGATGAGTAAGGCTCCCTGCGGCAATACACTTTTTCCTCGCTCATGCGCTTTGTAAGGAAGGGTCCTACAGATTTCTCAATCTGCCCCGCCTCTTCAGCCCACTGCATGGGCTTCCACTTACGCATTAAATTAAGAACAGACTCCACCCAGACATCGGAATCTGCCTGTTGTCGCCATACATCAAGGATGTAGAGATCGTCATTGGGGTCAATCCCTCCGACAATGTGAACGGTGAAATCACCTCCATCCCCACTGACGGCATAGTCAGACGCCCCATATATATGTAAATACTTACGTTTTCCAAGTGGATCTACCCTCGACATAAGGTCTCTATAGTCGTAGTAGCGCACCCAGTCTTTCTTAAAGTAGGCACCTTCATCGACAATGGGTCGTTGTTGATACAGGGCAGACCACTCTCGGGGTCCCCCTGAAGCCATAGTCACTCTTTTGGTCTGATTTAATATTTCCAATGGATACCATTCAGGCCACAATGGTTCCCCTACTTCGCGTCCCAGTGCATCATCTTCCATCGCCAGTGCAGGTAAATCAATAACATCCCACGTATCACCCGTCCCTTGCTCCTGTTCGTGTAGTAATCGTCCGGTAAGATCGTCGTCATGCCAGCGGGTGGCGATTAAAACAACGGCAGCGTCGGGCATCCGACGAGTATAAAGATCAGACCTATACCAATCCCACAATTGATCTCGCAATGACTTGGAGTCCGCATCTTGTCTCGTCCTTATCGGGTCATCAATTACCAGCAAGTGGGCACCGCGCCCTGCGATACCACTGCCTACACCCGCTGAAAAATAAATGCCCCCTGAAGAGGTGTTCCAAAAATTAGCAGCCTTGGCGTCATGGGCCAGTTCCACATCGAATATGTTTCTATATAGGTCAGTACGGATTAGATTACGCACCTGACGCCCGAAAACACGGGCTAAATCCGTGTTATGACAGGCAGTTATGACCTGTTTACCGGGGTTTTTACCCAAATACCAAGCAGGGAAATGGATGGTAGCAAGCTGGCTTTTGCCGTGACGAGGGGGTGCTTGGATAATCAAGCGCGTACATTCCCCCCGTATTATCTCTTCAAGCTTTTCTGCTATAAGCGTATGGTGCTTACCGGGCTGGTATCCCGGCATAGTGTATTGGACAAACGGCAGTAGGCGATCCTGTGCGTCTTGCCTTTGCAGAATCTCAGCCGCAGCTTCTTCAGGCGTAACCTTATTCAATGCTATACTCAGCTTCCACTGCCCGTGATGCTATCCTTTGAAGGTCTTCAGTAGACAGCTCTTTGATGTTAACCGTGTGTTCTACCTCTACCTTGCCGCCCACGGTGTGTTTTTCGCTCCACTGACCCGGTCTGCGGCGGGACAGAACCCAGCGTCGATCCTCTCGGTGTTCGAGGGCCGCTTGCCACTGGAGTGCTTCGAGCTGGTCGAGACGTGCGTCCTCTATTTCTTTCCACCGCTCGGCGAACTCCGGGTTTGCTTTCCTCTCCGCGTACAGGGCGCGAGCTGACTTCAGGCCGATCATCTTGGCTGTCGCTGTCACGTCCATCACTTCGCCCAGCTTCGACAGGAACGCCTCCGCCTTGGCCTTCGATAAGTGTGACTTTTTCGTTGTCGTTAAATTTCCGTTTCTCGCCATCGAATTTCCCATCCTTTACTGCTATCCACTCATTGTCAACCGTTTCCAACCAGATCATAGCGTTACTGGCGATATGAAAATGGGGCCATTTTCCACCCCCAGTCCAGCAATGTTGTATTCAAAGTACTCCACCGCATCATCTGCTGGCATGTCTTTTTGCAGTATCTCAAGAATCTTGCCGAAGTTATACGGTGGCGGGCTCTACTACACCCTTCTGTAGCATCCAGGATTCAACCTCTTCGCCGCTGACATCGGCGAGCATTTCACCATTAACCATTACGCACGGGGATAACGGTTGTCCGCTTTTCTGGACCATCTCCGCATAGTTGTTGGGGTCGTTAATGATATCTTTGTCTTCGTAGGTCAAATTGTATTTGGCAAATACGTCGCGCACGCCAGCACTCCAGCCACACACAGGCTTCAAATAGGCGGTAATGTCAGGTGTGTCAGCCTTCATGGAAGCACCCAGCGTATGATTGCCTGCATGGGCTCGTATCCCATAGTCTCCCGAAAGTCACTTAAAGCATCCTTAGAACTCCATACGGCTGCTGACTTTTCTTTCTCGTAATACTCGCTACTCTTTTTCCCCAGCGCAAGACACCCCTGTAACTGACGAGGCCAGTTGGCCGGATGAATCAGACAGGCAAAGCGAGCACCATCGCCCTCAGTGAGACCTACACTGCCTCCTACAAATATATAAACTTCTCCGTATCGCGGGGAATTCCATGGCAAAAGAGTATAAGTGCCCGTAGGGATACAGCTTTCATAGGGGAGATTATCCAGCCATGGACGCTCAATACCATGCCATAGACTATCCTCATAAGTAACCGTTGAACGGGTGCCATGCTCCGAACTTGCAAACCTATTTATGTATAGCGTCTTCATCTCTCACCTCTATAGTTTTGAATTCATGCTGACAGGAAGGGCACCGCCTTCGACGCACCCTTTCGTCGCCGTCCTTACGCATCCAAGCAGATGTAACTATCGCATCGTTCCCTCTACAGGACGGACAGCGCACCCGCCCCCATGTTTTAACCATTTTTCCTTGACTTTCTTTAGTGATTTTGCCACCTTTGAACTCCCGATTAGTGGGAGCCAGAGGCCAATAGCGTTAATCGGAGATGTGCTGGTACTATGGGGCTTATCCAAACCAGCGAGGCGGGAAGTGGATCGCAAGATCTGAGGAGGTCGCCGGATAATCCACTGATCAGAGTGGGTTACAGTTGCTCCTCGACCGGACAGGGCTGATACCCCGATGTTCGGGCCTGTGATGGGATCGGCTCCATCGGCATACGGGCGACTTCGACTCCTGTGATTCTCAGGGACACAGGGCTTAGTCGAAGTACGCCTATTCCAGAATCTCACCTTCGGCATACAAAACAACTACCTTGTACCCCCATAGTACTCTACAGCGTGACCCTCCTTAACCAGTACCTCATTCAAACTCGTATACTCACCGTCTGAAAACCTCCTCAGCTCATCCAGCCCCAAGCGCACCTCCTGACTCAGGGCATCAACCATATTTTCGTCCGGCAACCATATAGTCCCCAGAGCCCTACCGTATTTCCCGAATTCGTGGCTCTCAATAACACACTCCGAATCCGAATACTGCAACAGCTCTTTGGCTCGTGCCGTAGCGGCTTTACCGCGTTTCTTCTCATCCAGATCCCGTGTCCTCGACTCTGGAGCATTAATCCCATACAGCCTGATCCGCTGTTTGGTAAAGACCTTAAACCCCAGATCCAGATCAGCATCCACCGTATCCCCGTCCACCACCCTGCTCACTTTCGCGTTATAACAAAACAGTCTGGGCATATCCACCTCCATCCTTTACGCTCTCACGCCATATCGTGGCTGATCGTCCACTGCGGGTAGGTCTCCGCTTACCGGTGTCCCTGACATGCCCCGACAGCACAAGCTCCCGCCGTCTGGCACTGGCTGTCTGGTGGCGCATATCAAGCGCAACCTCTACCTCGTCGTCCGTAACTCCATAAGGACCTGCCTGCCTTATAAGCCCCAGCACCTTCTGGCGCATAGACTCCGTAGTAGGCTCCACTGAATCAGCTGCTTCTTCGCTCGTATCAGACCCTGCCACAAAAGGCGGTCTTCCTCCATACGGATCATTCATTCTTCGACGTATCTCCTGTCCATACAGCCGGAACCTTAGCCAGCTTATCCGATATCTCTATAATACGCTCATCCAACCGATCTATCCTGCTCCGATAATACTCATCCATGCTTATAAACGCCGACAGCACCTCCTCAACTGCTACCGCCTTTGCCCTATCCTCATTAACAGTACCCCATTTCCTCTGGATCTTTTCCAGAGGAGCAGGTAGTGACACCGTACTCTTCTTAGCCATAGGCCATCCTCCTGTTAATTCATCAATACTAACGAATATTACCTCGTGGGGCAAATTAAGGGGCGAAAATTAGGTACCAATTTGAGGGGGGCCAATCTAATGGAAATGGGGGGACCCGCTTCCGGGGGTTCCGCCCCAACCCCTTGCACCCCAACGACTTAGGGCTTCTGAGGCCACGGAGAGGGATTTTCGTGAGGGAACGCAAGAGAAACGCATGGATACTAACCATAATACCTATTATAGGGAGTATCCCTTTCGCAAATGATTCCGTAACCTATTGTATCCCTTGGGCTTACGAGGATTCCCCCAAGGATCGCCGCGTAATTCCTTAGAAACCATGCCCTCTCCTTCTACCGCTCCAGCACCCTCCAGTTTTTCCTCCCTTAATCTCTGTGACATGTAGCTGGGGTATGCTCAGTTACCTTAGAGTCCCTATTCATTATAGGGACATTTTTAAGGGCTCCTTGTGATTGGGCAAGGCGGCGACATCGACGGCCAGTGAAACCGGCTGACTGCGAGGGACATTTGGTGAGGTCGTTTCGTTGACGAGCCGGACGTCCAGAACGCGCCATAAACCACCTCATATTTGCCGGTCGTTTTGCTCGTCTCAATGCCCCGTCTAAAACGGCGCGAGACCTATTTACAACCAATTTGCAAGCAAAAAAGGGGTTGGAGGAAAAATTATTTCTCTCTGTAAATGGGCCTCAAGACAGCTTTTCTCAAAAAAACATGCAGTTTTCCCTTGCGGATACTGAAGAAGTATACTATTCTATAACTCCCAGCAGGAAAACAAAACGAAACGAACACAGGGGGCCCGATATTACCTCCTACTGCTGACCCAGAACCTTACGATGGCCTACAGCACGAGTAGGGTCGTTTAAGTGACACCGCAGGATCTGGAGCTACTACATCAGGCTTAGCATTCTCGAGCAGAAACAACCAAGACGTCACACGGTCGGTTTCGGTCCCGACCTGCTCACCCTCGAACAGCCAAGACACGGTCGAATTAACGGACGCACACGCGGAAGCTTCAGGCCTTCCGAGACCGTGGGACAGACGATGTCCAATTGGAGTTTCGGTCCTCCAGAGGGAACAGGGAAAACAAGGTCGTATACGCAGGAGCTACAGACCTCCTGTCACCTACGAGAGCGGACAGCCCAAAGGCAAGCATCACTGACAAAAGTCTTGCAGAGTTAACCCCCTGCTGGAAGCTGAACCAAACTCAGTTCGTTACGATGACGGGTACGGTCCCCGTCAAGCTTCCTGCAAAGAAATTGCAGGGTAAAGAGCGAATCCCAAGACGTAGGCTATCAGCGGAGTATCGGACCTCCGCGCTCTACTTTGTGAATGAGTAGTCAGTGTTTGCGGATAGGTCGGGAGGTTGTGACGCATGCCTCGCGGTAGCCTATGAGAACACCCCAAAAGCCAGTCCTACATTCACACGTAGCCACAACCACACCATGACACATTGCGGAGTTTCGGACCTTCGCGTGGTGATGTCGTATGTAGGCAGGTCTTCCACATGGGACACGCGGAGAACATCCTGCATTGTGTGTTGCCGAGTTGACAGTGTGGAAGGCCGATGGTTCTGTGGCCTGAGGGCCGGGGGCATACGCGGTAGCAAAGAACGGAAGGCCCCATACGCTACCGCACAAATTCCATAGGAGAAGTTACAATGGCAAAGATGAACGTGTTACGTCCGACATTCAAAGAGCGCATTGAGGTAGAGATACAGAGCCGGTGGGTGGTCGAAAATCACCACGCAGAATTCAAGTTGGGATACGCAATGGTTGACGTCATTGCACACGCTGACGATGGCCGCTGGCACCTTGAATATGTCAGCGACAAACGATTCCGCAAACTCACCGAACGGAAACCCTACAAGACCTACCGAATACTGGGGGAAGCAATCGACGCGGCAAAAGAAATTCTCGCAGAAGCACACTCCCAAAATTTGGCAAGGATAGCACAACGTGTCAGTCGTGAGATTGCAAAAATAGCTGAGTGATTCATGCGCGTAGACGGGGGGGACATTGAGTCCCTCCCTACGCACTATCTACAGCCCCCGTAAGAGGGGGAACAACACAATCCCGTGTTGTTGGTGTCCGCTCAGGACAATCTACAGGAGATCCACAATGGCAAGCTTCAGACGCAGTATGCACGACCAAGAAGGTTTACGTTTCAACTCTTCCCTACGCCATGCAGAGTTGGTCTTGATAGAGCAAGACCTCATTGACGATTGGTTCAACTCTCTCGACATAGTGCATCTCAATGAGGTAGACGAGATCGACGATGAAGATCTTGAAGCCGCAAGCGAATTTTTCGACTCGCTAATTTCGTAGGAGACGACTTTGTGACTATGGGCAACCGCCCATAGTTGGGGACAATTGCATCGGGAAAAAGTGGAAGGTCCCGTTGACCGGTGCGAACTCAATATCCGCAGGAGGATATGCTATGGTACAGTTTCAGATTCCAGAGGAAAACATTCCGCTGTTGCAACAGCACGTTGACAGGATCAACAGACGACATCAACGGCATGGATTCCCAGAGATAAAATTGATCGATCACCAGAGAGACGCAAAGCAACAAATGCTTGCACTGCTTCAGGAGCAGGCGGTGATCGTACACAACGTCGAGATAGTGGGTGATATCATCTCTCTCGACGGCCAAGAATTTGTTGCCCGTCTGGATATTCTCGTAGGTGAAGACGGCGCAGAGAACGTGGTCATAGAGCATGCTGAGACCACCGACAGTGACATAGAGCGCAGGTATCGTGACCCTGTTGTTGCTCGTGCTTGTGATCATTGCGGTCACAATCGCAAACGCAAGAGTGTTTTCTTACTGCGCGACAAAGACGGGCGAGAGACTCGCGTAGGTAGCACCTGCATGCAGGACTACAACGTCAAAGGTGACCAGTTTGCAAGGTTCACGAACGAGATTGTCAAACTGAAAAAGGTTGCTAAAGAAGCTTCTGAGGGACAGCACCTTGACCCTCGCAATATGGCGCAAAGCATCGTGCTGGAAAAGCTTATAGATCTGGTGATCGACAAGCGCGAGAATCAATATTGGGCAGAGCAACCGATACGCGAAGTTGTCAATCAGGTTTACTACAAGGCGTACAACACCGGCTCTGACCCTTCGTTTAGTTCGGAGAGAGCAAAAGCAGTTATCCGGTGGGTAAGAGAGTCTGTGGCCCATCGTTCAGACCTGAGCGACGAACAGCACAATATGGTTGTCGCTACCAAGTATGACCTCATACCTCAACGTCTGGTAGCAGAGGCCGCAAGGGCCGTGGTGTATCATCACAAAGCGGTCAACCCTCAACGTCAGTCGTGGGAGCTTCCACCGCGTAGTGTCGAGTTTGCCGGTGCCGTGGGCGATGTTATCAACGACTCCGTTGTCCTGCGAGAGATACGGCGCATGCGCTCCAAGTTTGGCCACTCTTGGTACTGGCTGGTCAAGTTCAAAGACGACCAGAACAGAGACCTCGTATGGTTCGCAAAAGATGCTGACCCAGTGGTTGCCAATTGGGCCGCTAATCAACCCGATCTTAGGCCGTTGCAAGAAAAAAACGTAAACGGTGCTCATATGCAGGGTGGCCTGTTGCGATTAAAAATTACCGCCGTTGTCCAGAAGCAAAGCTTTTATAAGGGACAAAAAAGTACTCAAATAACTCAGGTGAAGGAGGTGTAACTTGCCTATCAAAAGGGCAGGAATTCAGTTCCACAAAATTTCTGAGGGACAATACATTGCAGTTCACTTCTCAAGTGCGACCTCATACGTTGTGCACAAAACCGCAAAGAGGAGGTGGGAAATTTTCCCCCTTCTCGTTGACGGGGCAAAGTATAGAGGAGATCACTCCAGACTACACACCGGAGAGGAGGATAGGTTCGATAGCTGGGGTGACTACCAGCGGAACACAGGGTTCATGTCTGGTCGAAAAGTTGAATACCGACCGCATGCATCAGACGAGGACGGAAAGCCCAAGGTGAAAAAACACGCCAAGCACAGTGGCTTTCGGTCTGCCGTATCTGTGGGAGGTCTGGAAGAAGCACGAGACTGGATCTCAGAACAACACGCCCTTCAGGCCCTGCAAATTTTGGGCGGCTTTGGGGCACGATGCACCGTGTCGTTGATTCATTCAAGCGACAGAAAAATACAACTGATCAAAGTCATTCGCAGGATTACCGGCTTAGGTCTTAGAGAGGCCAAGAATTTTGTTGATGACGCAAGCCCAAGTAACCCTCAGGTGATTAAGGAGAACATCACACAAGGTGAAGCGGAAGATATACAGGTCAAAGTTTCGGAAGCTCACGGCGTTGCCAAGTATGAATGAAGATGCAATCTGTTGACGTGAAGTAAGAACAACCCTATCATTGCAGTCTCACTTTATGTAGCACAATCTACAGGAGATTTAACATGGCAAAAGAACACTTTCTAACTCAGGCACCTATCATCGCGATGCAGTCTGGATGGCCGTCACTATGGTTGGCAGATCCCGGTACTGGCAAGACGCAAAGCTTCTACAGCGTAGCTCGCTTCTTCCACGCTGAAGCAATCGAGGCAGGACGTATACCTGCTGACACCCCGTTGCACCACTACGCACCGGACCTTGTGCTCTCACACTATGACCCAAGCGACATTGGCGGCATACCTTGGATGGCCAAGGACGAGAGCGGCAACACCATTCAGCACCGTGCGCTACCAAACTACGCAAAGATCCTCGCCGAATTGGGCGAAGGGTTTGTCTTCTGCGATGAACTGTTGACGGCTACTCCCAGTACTCAGGGTGCCGCCTTAAAGCTTATCAACGAGCGCAAGGTAGGAGACATTCAGTTGCCCGATGACGTGCGGATTGTAGCCGCCGCCAACAACACCAACGTGGCTGGCAACTTTGACCTCACCGCCGCCGCAAGCAACCGCTTTTGGCATTACGACTTTGAGATCGACTTTGACTCTTGGTCGTCTGGATTCATGTCTGGATTCCCCGATCCAGAGGTTAAGCTCCTTCCAGATAGCTGGAAGTCATACGTTCCAGAGGTCAGGGCGTTGCTCGTTGGTTTTCTGAAGAGCAAGCCGGAACTTCTGCACGACATGCCCGAAGAGGACTCAGAACAAGGTAAGCCGTGGCCCTCACGTAGGACGTGGGACATGGCCGCTGACCTACTCGCCGCCGCCAAAGCTTACGGTGTTGGTGAGAACGTCAGGGGTGAATTGCTGGCTGGAGCGGTAGGTAAGGGGGCTGGCTATGAAGCTCTCAGCTACATCGAGAACTCTGACCTCCAAGATCCGGACGAGATTCTGGACAGCCCGATAGAGGACCTCAAGTTGCCTGAGAGAGGCGACCAAAGGTTCGCCTTGCTGGGTGGCGTAACCGCCGCCGCCCTTCGGAACTTGACCGATGAACGCTGGATTAAGGCGTGGGATGTTATGGTCGAGGCAACCAAGCAGGAAGCGACTGATGTTGCAGTGGTGCAAGCGAGGACATTAGCTCAGGCATTCCTCGACACGGAAAAAAACGAAGGACGTGTTCTTCCTTTGCCCCAAACGCAGTTGCCTACATTCATCGAGATTCTGGAAGTTGCTGGAATTTACGGCAGTAAAAAACAAGGGAGGGGATAACATGAACGGACAATTCAGTATCAAGTTTGCCGCCGCAAAGGTTATTCTAACTAACCCAGATAATGGCCTCTGCCCCTACTTCAGCAAGGGAATCTTTTCCCTGATCCCCATCAGCAGTACGGAAGTTCCGATAGCTGGCGTTGATTATAGCTGGAGGATGTATGTCAACGAAGAAGGCGTAAAGAACTGGAGCGTTGAATCACTGGCCATGCTGACGGTGCACGAGCTAAGGCATCTCATCAGCAAGCACGGCGATAGGGCCAAGGCGATAGGCATATCTGCGGAGAACAGAAAGACATGGAACATCGCCGCAGATATCGAGATCAATCAACAACTAAAGAAAGAAGGATACGCACCACCACCGCAGGGCTGGAAGACGTCTTGCCTACCAGAGCATTACACTATGGCCGATGGGAGCATAATGCCCGAAGGCAAATCGGCAGAGTGGTACTACAACGAACTGCTCAAGTCACCACCAGATCCCGAAGAAGAAGAAGATGAAGGTGAGGGTAAAGGTGACGACGAGGGTGAAGACGAGGGTGAAAGCGAGGGTGGAGACGAAGGTGAAAGTAACGACGAGTCACCCGATGGGAATTCTAAGGGCACCGAGGGTTCCTCTGAGGGGTCAGGCGTTACCGGAATCGAGGAAGACTACGAACTGCCAAAGGACGATGCAAGAGAAGGCATCGACAAAGAAAGAGAGGAAAGATTAATAAACGAGATCGCGCACGATGTCGCAGAATCCCCTGCCGGTACTGAGCATGGGCACCTTGGTGACTGGGCGCACAACACCCTCAACCCCAAAATAGATTGGCGCAAAGAACTTGCCGCCCAGATACGCAGGGCGGTGCAAGCCAAGAGGGGCAAGAGTGACTACACCTACAACAAGCCATCCCGAAGGCAGGACGGGCGCAACTACGTAGTCCCTGCCATGATCGAATACGATCCTGAGATCGTGGTAGCAGTAGACACCAGCGCAAGCATGGGGTCGCGCACATCATCCGGTGATCGCATACTGGATGTAGCAGTGAGCGAGATCGACGGCATCCTCAAGGGTTCCGGTAAGTCTCAGGTGCCAGTGTTCGCCGTTGATACTGTGGCCGCTGACGTCCAGAAGATCAAGAGCGCAAAGGACGTGGTCACAAGTGGCGGTGGTGGTACCGACATGAGCGCAGGCATACATGCCGCTGAGACGATGAAGCCACGGCCTGACGTAGTGATCGTAGTAACAGACGGCTTTACCCCATGGCCTGAGAGAAAGCCTAAGGGAGGCATGGCGGTGCTGATTGCGCGGATTGGCATGTCAGCAAACCAGAGGGAAAGCTGGGAGGTTCCATCATGGGCGCGAGTAGTTGACATCGACAGAGACGATCTATGATCTGTCGAATATGCAACGAGGCAATGCTGAGGGAAGAGGTCATGGCCTTGCGCCTGACCTTCCCTCGCACCTTCTACTGTATCGGTGCTCACTATCGATGTGACTGTGGGTATCACCTGTACTGGGACCGATATGATTCTCGCCGAACACAAACCATTTCCAATCCACTTTATGACGAGTGGATGTCATACCAACATGAAGAGGAGGAGATTGAAAGACGCCTTGCCATTGAAAGCGATAGAGGATACAACGCAAAGCTGGCGGCAGAAGACGAGATCAATCGTCGTTCTGGCAGGGCAAGTAAGAAGGTGGTCAAAGTCCTCAACGATATACGGAAGCGACAACATACACCAAAGGGAGGTGTGCCGCTGTGAAAAAAGGAGACACGGTATCGTACGTTGTGCAAATTGCAGAAGACGATGACCTCAATACGGTTGCAGAGATTCTACGTGGGTGCATGAGAGACACAAGGTTTTGTCCTGACTCTGGCCTATGGAAAATAACCTTTGAACCCTGCGATCCTGTCGGCCCCCTGACAGATGGCATCAATCCAAATTAAAGAAAGGAGGATAGCCTATGGGAAAAGAATCTGCTCACCCTCCTGCCTACATAGAAGAGTGGAAGAGACTCAATGTTATGCGCGTCATGGGAGGGAGGGAACAACTGTATGCATTTACAACAATGCATGGCACCGGATTTCAATTGACGTTTCCCAGTGGAATTATTTTATCGGTTCAATTTGGACCAGAGAACTACTGTGAAAACAAAGACGATAAATGGATGAGAGTTGGGATCACCGACAAGCTAAAGGCATCACGATTCACCTGTCTGAGTGACACAGCCGAGGTGGCTATCATCGATGGCAATGGAGGTAAGGAGTATTTCATAACTGCATCCATATGGAAGAAGCTGTTTCCTGATGCAACCATGCTCAAGGAAGGGAGCAATGAAGTGCAAGGGTGGGTACACCTTGGTGAAGTTGTGGCTATCATCAATGCGCTGTGGAATATGAACCGAGAGGAGGTAGGCAAATGTATCCAAGATTTTCCAAGATAGGACCTAAGGAAGTTAGGCAAATCAGAATGGCTTACGATGGACTTGTACCCATCAAGGAACTGGACGATCCACCAATGATGAAAGACTTAGCAAAGCACTTTGACCTACACGTAGCAACAATAGGGAACATATGCCGTGGGCGTCTGTGGCCCAATGTGAACCCACCTAAGTGCAATCGTGTCCATGTCCCAACGGGCCGCAAGAAAGGACCACTACCAACCCTGAGAAAACTTACACCAGAAGCAGAAGAGGAGGTGAAACAGCGTAAGAGTAAGGGCGAGAAGTGTAAGCATCTGGCAACAGAGTATGGAGTTTCCGAAAGAACAGTCTATCACATAGTTAGGAGGCAAAGCCTATGAATAAACCAAGTCACATCACCGTCACGGGAGTCCAAGTAGATCTCGCCACACACATGCTGGACGGCCCGATTGATTCGTTGCCGATGTTGCTATCGGTAACGTCCATCGATCAAGTGATCACCAGTGGAGTAAACGACAATCTGCCTACTACGATTTACCTCAAGAAGGACACGCGGAAGGTTCAGCCTGTGTATGTGGAGGAAAGCGTAATGGAAATCATGCACAGGATTCACCCAGCCAATGCCTGATAAGGACCTGTCAGACAACTTAGAGATCCTTCGGCAGACGCGGTCAATTGCCGAAGGGTTTTACCTTCGCGGTGCAGACACAGCTATCACTTCGGCTGATGAAGTAGAGGTTCTTGTGGACAGTCAGGTTGAACCGGAAGGTAAAGACAAGCGAACACTAAGGGCCATGATTGCCATGGCAGAGATAGCTAACAATCCCGATGGAACCGAAGAAGAGTTTTCAGCCGCATGGAGAACGGTGCTGGAAGCAGGGTTCCAAGCTCACTGGGATGACTTCATGCAACAGGTAGCCCTGCCAATGACGCGGCGAATTCAAAAAGAAGGAGGTGCCGATGGAGAAGGAACAGGTAAGTAGCATACTATCCGCAGATCAACCTACGGTGGATAGATGGATGATGATTGTTGACTTGATGAAGAATGAAGAGCCGTGGTTGATAGATGTAGGGGACGAAGACAACAATGAGATCCACGTCATCTACAGGCATTTTGCCGAGGGTCGGAAGGTCGAAACAACCCTCGTCGTAACCGATGTGATGAGGGAGATCCTACATGATTATTGATCTGCTTCTTGTGGCGGTGATCCTGCTACTTGCCCGTCGAGTACTTCGGCAGGAAGCTCGACCGCAGAATACTGATCCTCAAAGCGCACCGTTACCGCGCATCGCACCCATCGATCTGACCGCAGGACGGTCACGGAGTTTGACCACTCCGCTACGTCCACGTCATCGAGGGTAGTTTCAAATAGCTTGGCGGCTTCCTGAGATGCGGCCTTTAGCATCTGGGCCACATCCTCAGGGAGTCGGTTGTTACCCTTCGACAGCAGTTGTCTACGCAAGGCACGGAGAGCATGCACCGACAGGTGCTCCCTCTCTGCATGATCCAATAGCACAATCCTCTTTGGCCTTGGTAGATCTACAACCTCCCGATGATGACCCCATGTTAGTGCCGCACGTCGATCCTCCACCGGATACACCTGAGCTATACGCTTGGCCCTCGTCAGTGTGTCGATGTCATAGTCAGTGGCATCTATTAGCTGAGTATAGCGATCAGAGAAATGAAGCTCACCGTAGTTTAGCAGATCTCCCAATGCCCACATAGCCACCTTGTTTATCTCACGGAATGCAGTAAAAGCTCGTTCGTAGCTATCCCACTCCATGCCCTCGTCGGGGACAAACGAAGTTTCCGACACGGCCCCCCCAAAAACTGTCATATATGTTTCGGACATGACAACAAAAATGCAAATAACTTTGCGCCTATGCAAGAATTCTTGCATCAAGGTCAGCTAAGTAAACTTACCGTACAGAATCTGTATTTACCCCCTTGCTATTGGTGCTCGCATGATTACTTTTAATGACAGCAATCACAGGAGGTGCGAATGGCAAACGTCTTAAACTATAAGTATGGTATCTTCCCAACGGCCCCACAGCGCAAGCATCTAACGCGCCGTATGAGGGAGTGTCGGTTGCAATACAACCGCGCCGTCTCTACGCGCAAGCGGCTGAAGGGGTCTCTTATGTGTTATAAGACTTTGCCTGTGTTGCATGAGGTCATGGGCCTCGAAAAAGACAACACCAATCCAAACAGACGCACCGCCATCGAGAAGGTGGGTGCCGCCTATCCAAACATACCAAAGGATAAGTGGAGCAGGATCTACGATCTCAAAACTATCTTTGGAAAAACATTTGATATTAAGAAGAGGCACTGCGACCTTAAGGTGTTGGCCGCAGAGTGTGACGCACTGCTCCGTGCGGAGCTAACTGAGTTCCGCGCACACTTCAGACAGCCTGAGTCTACCCGACCAGCACGGCCTCCAAAACGTCCTGTCTATTTCAAGCTATTGCAAGCGGCCTCTCGCCATGCAGGATACGAAGCCAAGATACACATGGACAGAGCCTTCGGATCTCGCCTTGGGATATCTCGCATCCGATTCTCTGTGTCGGGATGTTCTGGTGGAACGGTGGCCAATTTTGAACGGGCGTGTGATCCATCGCCAGATCAACGCCGCATAGGAGCATCCGGAGAACCCAATTACAAGCGGAGAGTGGATGCCTATGGATATCAGGTCTTCCGTAACGAGGACATCCTTACTGGCAACAAAATAAAGATACGGGGACTCCCTACAGGCATGGATGAAGTCGAAATAAATTTGCATCGTCCATTGCCAGACGGCCACAAGCTAAAACGGGTCGCAGTTATGGAGCGCGGCGGTCAATGGCAGGTCGTAATGACGTTAGAGGTGACTGACGAGACCTATCAGTTGGTCCCATCATGCCCACGCAAAGCGATTGGTCTCGATCCCGGTACTGCCACGGCACTAACCTCAGCAGTATTAGATCGGGACACTGGATCGATAGAGTATGGTGCATGGGATTGGAGTCCACTCGATGCCGCCGAAGATAAGATGGAAGCCATCTCCCAGAAGCTCTCTGGTATGCAGGGACCGGATCGCAGGACCGGCCAACGGGCCAGCAATCGATGGAAGAAATTGAACGCTCGTCGTCGTCGCCTGCATGCAACAATCGCACGGAGACGACTGGACATGCACCATAAGATCAGTCGGGAGTTGGTGAACCATGGCCTCGTGGCCATTGGCAACTGGGAGCCACCAAAAGTGGTGAAGGGCCGCAAAGAATTCCGCAAAGGCAAAACCAAGGCGGTAGAGGCTGGCCCCAAGGGTATCAAGGCAAAGCGGCGAGGCGGTCGTGACCGTGGCATCGCCACACTGCGCTCCCTTGCCGCACAGAAAGGCGTCCGAGCCGGTGTTGAAGTCATCGCCTCTGCGGATGAGCGGTATACAACACAACAATGCTCCAAGTGCAAGGAATTAACCGGACCGAAACAAGACTTATCGACACGCAAATGGACCTGTTCCAAGTGCGGTTCTGAACATGACAGAGATCAAAATGCGGCACGTAACATCTTGGATCTGGCGTTGGAGGCGTCAGCAAAAATGGGGACACAGTCGCTTGAAAAATAGTTATGAGTCCAGCCCATGGACTCGCGTTGCCTGCAAGGCGGCGCAAAATACGTGGTTAGGTCGAGAGTGCCAATCGTGGACTGTATCTGGACTGATGTTAGATCCATGAGCACCCAACGATATAGCCTCTCGCCGACACCAATACCCATTGTCCCATGGGACACCTGCATCGAGCGGTTAAAGATGGGACTACGAACTCGATCCAATGACGGTGCCGATGATGTATCTGCCGATGGGACGCCGAGATTGTCGATAACTTGGGACAAACCTGCGGAACCAACGGGACTACGAGTTGGACTCGATGTGTCGGAGTCGGATGGGACACGGCCAACATAGGTGGGACACTCGCATGTTCATTCCCAGCAAGGTTACGGGACACATAAAGGATCTTGTCATGGGACCACGTTTCGTTAGGGACGAAATCACAAGTAGTAGG